AAAGACCGAGACGTTCACCTCTGTACAAGTTCTCTCCTTTTGGGTGGAGGTAAACTTCCTATGAGAAGTGAACCCTTCTCCCCAACAACAGTGGGTGTCTGAAATATGGCACCCACACACTCTTATGATTTTGTATAATCTAATATCAGTAGCAACAATTCTTTTTGTAATCTTTAGTCCTGCAGGTGAGGATTCTTTTTAATGAAATACTTTAGTACATTTAGCGGCATAGGAGGTTTTGAATTAGGAATAGGAGACAGGACTATATGCAATTCCAGTCTTAACACCAGACAGAGTAAAGAAAAGACAGAATGGTAGGAGATTTAAGGAGGACGGAGAACCAAGTTTTACGCTAACTTCACAGGATAAACATGGGGTGTACGACGGAGAAAAAATCCGCAGACTCACCCCTACAGAGTGCGAAAGACTACAGGGATTCCCTGATGGATGGACGGAAGGACTATCAGATACACAGAGATATAAAACTTTGGGAAATGCGGTTACAGTTAATGTGATTAAAGCGATAATGGAGAAACTAATATAATGGGAAACTCAAAATACAGCTTTACAATCGAAGGCTCAATACCTTCAAAGAAGAATCGTCATATCCGTTATAGGAACGGAGCTATTGGACCAGATGCCTCTTACAGAGAGTGGGAAGACCAGGCAGGATGGCAACTTAAAGGGCAGAAACGCCCCTCTACGCCCTTATTAAAGACCGTTGAGATAAGTATCACCATATACCCCAAAACAAGGAGAAAGGCAGATTTGGACAATAAGTCTACGAGCATTTTAGATCTCCTAGTAAAGATGGAAATATTAAATGACGACTCCTGGTTTGTAGTGGGTCGTCTTGTCTTAGAGCTTGGCGGTGTTGATAAGCAGAATCCACGTTGCGAAATTGAAATCTGGTAGTTATCAACACATAGCACTTTGACTCCTGGCAGGATACTGCCCTATAATATATGAAAATGTCAAAAGAAAGAATTAAAAAGCTCGATGAGAAATTTGGCTTGAAGCCAGAGGTTGCCAGAGCACACGTTGCAACTCAGGTAAAGAGGGCTATCTTCAGAAGAAGGATAAAGCTCGGACTACAGGAGGGAGAATACATAAGGCTCCTGATAATAAATGACCTGGAGAAAAACAAGGTGAGAATAATATGAAGCAATCGATCCTCACGTTCTTAATGGGTGTCTAGCTAGGTTTTTCATTGTACATAGTCGTAGCAATGATCTACATGGCAACCGTAATAATAAAAATAATAATATGACAAAACAATACGAAACTGATTTCACGCCGAAGCCAAAAGAGAAGAAGAAAATAAACGCAAAGCCGATTGTAATAGGACTTGTGGCTTTTCTTGTGGGGCTTGCTTTTACAAATACCTACTACCAAAACGCAATAGACGATGCAGAAGGCTTGGCTGGTAGAAGTGACGAGGATGTAAGAGAAGAAGTGCGAGAAGGGCTTGTTGCAGAAATATTTGCGCGAACAGAAAGACAGCTTACGATCAACGACTTCCCCGAAGAGTGCCAACCAGTTCTTCAGAAGCAAGTAGATGGAGGGACACCAACACCAGAAGAAGAGTTCGTCATGGGACACTGTAATACTTGGTTTAGCGGATTTAATCAGGGTAAAACAATGGTGAGGGCTGATTTATGAAACGCAAATTCTTTATAGCAATAATTGTCTTGGTAGCCCTCTTGGGCTTTGAAGTTGGCAATCTATATAAGGCACTGAAAAATTGGGGAGGGGGGGGAGTTATAGCCCCAGAGCAGGTGATTGGTCCTTTTGGCGCGGGCGAGGTAATAAGGTGCGCCATACGAGAATACAGCGTTTCCATACGAAGGATCGTGGATGGTGACACTGTGAGAATGGATATTAGGCGAGGACACGGGCTTGTTTCTACAAATGAGAGTGTGAGGCTGTGGGGTATAAACGCCCCTGAGATGAAGGGTGACTCCAAAGAGGCGGGGAAGCTATCAAAAGCCCACCTGGAGGAGCTTTTGGATGATCTGGGGGGCATCGTAACCCTACAAGCCCTAGAGAACAGGGACAGTTTTGGACGCATCCTCGGCACTATCTTTGTAGGTAGTGTAAACATAAACAGAATGATGATCGATGAGGGGTACGCAGTAGAAGATATTAGATGATTAAAGCCCTGGCAGGACTAATAATAATGATATCCGTGACAGTATTCTTAATTGCCATAGCAGTAATGATTGGATGGTTTCTATGGGCGTGTTTCGCTACAGTAACCCTCATAGTTGGAGGGACGATAATAATGATAAAGAGGATGTTTTATGGGAAATAAACAAGACAATAACTAAAGTGTATGATGGATGGTCTGATTTTGGAGACGGAAATAACACCACCCTTCAAGCTATCCAAGAGAAAATAAGGGAGAAATATTTATGAGATGTAAAACCTGCAACAAACGAGAGGCGAAGCAACAGGTCTGGAAATCCCCAGAGCAGAAAAAACATTGCTTCACTTGCTGGCATTTTATTCAGTATGTGAAGGCTCATATTTTAGCGTTTCAAAACATTGCGGATCAGAAAAAAATACCGAAGACGATTATGGTTTATTTTAATCGGAAGTATGATGATGAAGGATGAACAAGCGGAAGCAAGGACTTCAAAGGGATTCAATTCTGTGGTATTGTAGTAAGGTCCCATCGGGGATGGAAAACAGGCGGCGAATTGCATGAAAGCCCTTCGGGGTTTTTGTGTTTATCCACAGGTTGTCCCATTTGCCACTTTCGCGTTCTTGCAAAATAGTTTATAGTTTTAAGTACATATTTGACACACTCGATGAAGCGAGTATTATAGTTACACATCGCCCGCTCCCGCTTCATCGGGGGCGGGTTTTGTTTTATGATTCAACAACTATATAAAATAGGAAAAAGGAAATGCTGTTTGTGTAAAAAAATATTTCTGTTAGATGGAGAAAATTTTTATACAAGTAAAAAATCTGGTTCTCGTGGATTTAGGCACGAATGTAAAGATTGTCGCTATCCTGATGTTAGAAACCATAAAACTATCGAGGCAAGGCTTATACATTATAAAGATGGGGCAAAAAGAAGAGGTATTGATTTTGCTTTGACTAAAGATCAATTTTCTACTTTTTGGAAAAAACCTTGTTTTTATTGCGGGGACAATATTGAAACAATCGGACTAGATAGGATAGACAATTCCACGGGATATACAGTAAAAAATATAGTTCCATGCTGTTCGATCTGCAACAAAATGAAGCTGGGGTCATCACAAGAAGATTTTTTTGAAAGGTGCGGAAGAATAGCACTATTTAGGTAATTTAATTTTATAAACATATGCAAAAAAGAATGTTACATATCGATATTTGGGACAACCGACAATTTGCTCTTTTGTCTCATGAAGCGAGGTTGCTTTTTATTGGAATGATAACTTTGGGAGATGATGAGGGGCGGTTTCGAGCTGATATTTTACTGCTTCGAAGTAAGGTTTTTCCGAGGGATGACATGGCTTCGGAAAAAGTGCAAGAATTGAGGGATGAAATTGAAAAAACAAATTTAATTACAATTTATCAGGTGGGTGACGAAGACTATGGATACCACCCAAATTGGCTAAAGTATCAGGTTTTACGGGCTGATCGCAAGAAGAAAAGCAACATTCCAAAACCAGTTGTCAACCAAGCGTCAACCAAGCGTCAACCAAATGTCGGCATAAGAGAAGATAAGATAAGAGAAGATAAGATAACTAAAGATAATCTTGCAACGAAAAACGTTGCGGATACCGTAAATAAGATCATAGGACTATTCAAAACGCTCAACCCCTCTTACGGGAGATTATTTAAGAATAAAACCCAAAGGGATTCCGCAGAAAGATTGTTAAAAAAATATGGAGACAAATTACCTGGGATGATCGAGTATGCAAAGTTCTGTCTAGGAGAAAAGTACGCCCCTACGATTACTACTCCCCATGAGCTAGAAAGCAATCTTGCAAAACTCATGGCTTACCACCAGAAAGAGAAAGGTCAACCAAAATTTATAAATCTAGATATATGACAAAAGCAATAGAAAAAGAACAGATGTGTGTGTGTATGAGACATGGAATTGAGATTTGGACAACGAAAGATAAAGCACAGGAATTAAAACAAGCCCTACAAAACATAACCTCATCAACTTTTGTAGGATTTGAGGGGAGGGTCATAAATACAGCAGATGTGATCGGAATATTTTTTCCTGAAGATATGGAGGACATGGTTCTTAGGAAAAACGGACAGTGGAAGTGTAAGGCGGGAACATGGCATGAGAAGTTTAAGGAGTGCCTATGTTTCAAAAAGGATATAGGCGAAATGTCACAAGAGGAGCTTAGAAGGAAGATGCAGGGCTAGTTCACTTATCCACAGATGAGCTACTTGACTTCTGTACTCTAGTGTATATACTTATATTATGAAAACAATAAGAGAGAAGAAATGTTTGCGGTGCGGATACAAATGGTTTCCCACCACCACGAAGGAGCCTATGACCTGTGCGGGGTGTCGATCCCCATACTGGAATAAGGAAAGACGAATTAAAAAGAAGAAGTAAGGGGAATGAAAAAGGCGAAACTAAGATGTTCGAAGTGCAAGAAGATGGTTGATAGGGCTGTAAAGCACGGCAAGAGTAAGGGGGGAGTTCGGTATTACAGGTGCAACCCGTGCAATACAGATCACATGAGGAAGTATTACCGCACTAAGAAGGGAAGAGAGAGGGTTGGAGTAGCCGCAAAAAAAAGTTATCGAAAATATAAGAAGAAACAATACGCAAGATCAGTATTAAACCAAGCCGTACAGGCTGGAAAAGTCGAAAAACCAAAATCATGTAGTAAGTGTAAGGAGAGAAAAAGGATAGACGGTCACCATGAGAGCTACGCAAGAGGATTTGAGTTAGATGTGATCTGGTTGTGCCGAACGTGTCATACACTACTACATAAAAAATAATTCTATGTCAGAACAAGAGATAAACGAGTTTAGAGAGTCAGTAGATAGATTGGGGAAGTTAGTCGCAGAACCATACGATGATATCGTTGTCGAAAACGAAATAAGAAGTTAAATAATTCTATGAAAATACTTACACAACAAGAAGCAGAGGGGTTGAAGTACAAATTTGCAGGAGGTAGAGGACGCAGTTGGAATGAGGACGTGTACATCATGTTAGAAGGGGTGAGACTAAACGAGTCTTTGTTTGTAGGAACCGAGGACTGGAACGGCAAGAACGCACCAATAAGCAATATCGTGTCGATGGCAAAAACACACACCAAAAAGGGTAGCGGAAGGTTTGCTGGAAAGGCATTTTCAGGAAGAACCCTTATTGATGAGTCGGGTTGGGTGTTTACTAGGTACGAATAAATAAAAATTCTATAAAAAAATGAGCAATAAAAAAACAAAACAAATAACAACAACAAAAACATATAATCTCGGCTCGCCTTCACAGATGATTGCGATGTCGAAAGTGCTACGAAAGCACGTTGTAGATCAAAAGCTTTATGCAAACATTGTCGGCAAGAACTATGCTTATGTGGAGGGTTGGCAGTTTGCAGGAGGATTGATGGGGCTTTATCCGAGAGTGAAGAGGGTGAAGGACTTGTCCACAGAGAAGGAGATCAAGTGGAGAGCGGACGTGGAGATTATCGACATGAAAACACAGGATGTTGTCGGCTACGGCATGGCTCTTTGCTCATCTTTGGAGGCTAAGAAAAAAGGCTTTGATGAGTACGCGATTGCGTCTATGGCACAGACTAGGGCTATTGGAAAAGCGTACAGAAACCTTATCGGGTGGGTGATGAAGCTTGCAGGGTACGAGGGTACTCCAGGCGAGGAGATGTTCAAGACGGGACAGGATCAAAAGGAAAAAGAAGAGAAGGCTATGCCGAATGTGAAAGGGATATGGCAAGAGACGGGAGATATTCTAAAGATTCTTAATGAGCTTGGATTTGAGAGTGACGCTAAGAAGATTGCGGAGATTGAGAGGATCACAAGTGGTAAGGTGAAGACGTTGAAAATGACACACGGACAGGCAAAGACAGTTTTGGCGGAACTGTTGGTATTAAAGGCGAAGAAAAAATGAATAAAGATAAATTAAGGGAATTGCAGAAGCTTGATGTAGGGGTAGAGTTTTTAGAGGTTATTAGAGGAATATTGGATGCCCTCCTAGAAGACGCGCCCGAAGTTGGGGAGCCAAAAGAGGAGCCAAGACTTGAAAAAATTTGTAGGAGGCTGATCATGTTCGCGTTTTATATTAAGCCATTCCACAAGGAGGTCATGGAGCATATACACCTCTTTCCAGAGAATTACCGAAACTTACTAGAAAAACCTGATCCGCAAACAAAAAAACTAATTACCAAGAAGGCGGAGAAGGAATTTTATGGAGTCCTGCACACAAAACTTAGTGCTGAGCTGGAAAGCCTACTTAGGGAATTGAAGTTGGAAAACCTACGCAAAAAAAAGATGACTCTTCGAGAGTTGATTAGAGAACTTGATGGGGGTGGCATTTCCGAAGACGAGGGGGAAAGTATGCGCTTGCTGGAAAAGTTTTATGAAGTGTCAAAGGAGATGGATTCCATTCGAAATCAAGCAGACTTAAAAAAATAAATAATAAAAACAATGTCAAAAATAATTCAAATAACTACAGCAGTTGAGGTGTATAAAAATGGAGAGGTTTACACCGATGTCTATGGGCTAGGTGAAAATGGATCGTTATATATCCATAGTGGGTTGGAGTGGATATTGGTAAGCTCGTCAAACCAAGTAAGCGAAAGAGGAAAATAATATGTCAGAAATAAAAATAAGCAAGCCGTACGATGACGTTGAATTGCAGTTCTATGAGAAGTCTCATAGGTTCAAAGCAAATGGAGAGTGGGTTGATCTTTCGGTGAGTGCTATCACGGGGATCGTGGATAAATCTCGTCCGCTCATTTATTGGGCTACGGGATTGATGAGGGATAATTTGATTGCAATTCTTGAGGAGAACTCGGATGCAAAGATTGGACACGATGATATTATTTTCGCCTCGAAGCTTCACGCTCAGTTTTTGAAGAAGGCGGCGGATAAGGGAACGATGGTGCATAACTGGATTGAGAAATTCTTGAAGGGGCTTGATCCTGAGTTGCCAGAGGAGCGCGAGATTAAAAATGGAGTGTTGGCGTTTCTGAAATGGATGGATAAGAATGATGTAAAGATGCTGAACTCGGAGTCTCATATCTACAGCAAGAAACATAAGTACGCAGGGATTCTTGATCTTGAAGCGGAGGTGAATGGGAAGCTTGCGATTGTGGACTTCAAAACTTCGAACGGCTTGTATCCTGAGATGAGGTTGCAGGTTGCAGGGTATCAGATCGCGATGGAGGAGATGACTGGCAAGGAGTACGAGGAGCGTTGGTTGATTCGATTCGACAAAGAGACTGGGGAATTTCACGATCACTTGCTAGGTGACTTTGCTAAAGACAAAAAAGCTTTTATCGGGGCGATCCCACTAAAACGTCGGATAAAAGAATTAGATACATACAAAAAATAATAAAAAAAATTATGGCAGAATATAAAAACCCAAACCCAGGACTGTTGAAGGCGGAGGATGTAAAAGAGGGCGACCGCGTACGAATTTTAGAGGAAGCGTACTCATCTTATAACGAGGAGAAGGATCGAACGTACTGGAATATGAAGGTGGAAATTTCGGAGGATGTTCGAAAGTTGGCGGGAATATATGGTGAGTCTGGCGACAACATGGCGAAGGCGTGGGGTACAGATACAAAAAAATGGATCGATAAAACAGTGGAGATAGGCATTAAGGATGGTAAGTATATAACATTTTATGCGGTTGGTGATGATGGAAAAGCTATCAAGCCCGAACCTTTGGCAGATGTAAAAGCGGAGGATGTAGGGTTTTAATCTATTTATCGGGTTGTAATCTATTTGTTGGGGAGGGGATATTGTTTCCCTCCTTTTTTGGGAAACAAAAAAAGCGATATATATTTGCGTGCGTGGTGCGCTTTTATATATCGCCTTTTTGGTTTTTGACTTTTATTCGTCTTTTTCCTTTTTGGTTTTTGGTAGTTTTACGTTCTCCCCTGTTGCGGTGAGATATACCCAGTCGTTACAGTCAATGTAAATCTTTATGCCATCCCCTACTTCGTCTTTGTAGGTTTCTACTTTGAGGGTAGCGCAAACATTTTTATTACTGTCGTATATGTTTATGTCTAGGTGTTCTCCTCCTTGTCCTTTGCTTGCTCGTTCTGATGCAACGGTTGCGTATAGTTTCATGCTTTTGGCTCGTTGTTTGCGTCCCTTGTCTTGTGTAGCACTTCCCAATCTACATAACCATTATGCTCTAACATCATTTCCAAGTCCTTGTTAGCATTTTCCCTTGCTTGTCTTTCGGCTCCCTCCTTGGTGGTTGCTTTAATGTCATAGACAAGGGGAAGTGATAGTTTTATTGTGTATGTTTTCATGCTGATTCGTTTTCATTAAGTACCCACGACCTTAACATCTCGCAAGCCCTCGCCACTTCTTGTTCATACCAAACTGCACAAGCGGTAGAGATATCGCAGTCAAGCTCTTTTACAATGTCTGACACTTCATCTTGATTCCATATATCCATGTAGGATAGTCGTGTATTGTTATAGACGCTTGCGGTATCGTTTGAAAGCTCGTATGTGTCCGCCTCTTCAAGTGCTTTGTCTTCAACGTCTGAAAGTACCATGCAAGCCGAGTCCATAATCTCGTAGTCTATTTCCCTGAATTTGTCTGCGAGCTCACGCTGTATATCTTTCATTTGGCTGTAATATGGGTTTTTTTCATTGAAGACTGTGATCTCTTCCCTTTCGTCTTCCACCTTCTTTGCTGTGTAGGCGTCTGAAAGGCTATCGAGCTTTTTCTTTACTTCATTCATGTAGATTTTTAATGTGCAGTCCACGCTCTGCGGTTAAAAAGGGCAATAATGCCCTCGGTCTTGCCTAAAAACTGGGTTTTCGGGCAAGGTGAGGGGGTTATTTTGCAGGTGTGCAAATGCCCTGTTCAATGAGGGCTTGTGCTGTTCTTCCAAACCATCCCTGAAGGCTTGAAGTCATGTCATTGTCTATTATGTATTGCCATGCCTCGATCTGCTCCTCTCTGCTCGCTCCTTCGCCTTCGCAAAAACCCTCTGCTATTGCCGTTGCAAGATATGGTGTTAGTTTTGTTTTTTTCATAATTATTCGTTTTCTCGATCCTCATGCGGATCGTCTGTTTCTGTTACGTCATAGATTATTCCGAATTCAGTTTCGGGATCTCGGTCTTCGTGGAGGTGGTGTGTTCCTGATTTTGCGATTTCGTTCCATTTTGTGTTGGCTTTGTCTTTTGCCTCGCTTTCGTCTTTTGCTGTTACGTCCACTATGTATATTTGTGTTTGTATTATTTCGATTTTGTATTTATTCATGTTTATTCGTCTGTTATTACTTCCGCATTAGTTATATAATATTCATCTTGTGGCAAGGGGCTTTCATTCATTCCATAACTACATCCCACAAACTCCCTTGCTTTCTCTTGTGCTTCTTTTAATGTTTTTGCCTGTACTTCCTCCTCAATAAGAACAGGGGCTGTTAGGTATATTTTGTATGTTTTCATGTTTATATGTTCCTAAAATAATGCCCTTCGCTTTCTGCGTAGTCCATCATTATATCGCTTGCGGTTCGCTCCCAGTCGATATGGATGTAGGGCGGTAAGTCTTTCGGGATGGTTCCAGTGTCCTCTAGCAATTCCTGTACAAACTCACCATTCGAGCTGTACTCTCCCTGATATGCCTCTTCAAAGTTTTCAAGTTCGTCATTCCCTATTCCGAGATCAATATATGCTTGTACAGCCTCCTCGTTCCAGTTGTTTTCCTCTGTAAGTTCTTTTTGTTGTTTGTTCATAGTTTTAATCTACCTCTACACTCGTTCCCCCTCGTTCGTCCTTTTTGCTGATTATGTTTAAGACTGTGATACAGCTATCAGTTGAAAGCATGGCAACGTAACTCTTGTTTTGCCAAACTTGCTCTACGCTCGTATCGCCACACATTCGCATTACAACGTCTTTCGCAGTTTCGTCTGCTGGTTGCTTTTCCCCTACTTGGTACAGTAGATGGTTTGCAAGTGCTGTGATGTTTTCGTCGTCGCAGTTTATGAAGTAGTTATTTGTCATATTTATATTATTAGTTCGTAACTTCCGAGCGTACTGACTGAATACGCCATGTATGTGAGTACAAGGGCTATAGCGTGGATTGCAAGGAAAATGGATAGTCTGCTCCCAAAGTCTCTTGCTCTCGCTTTAGAACGCTGTTTTTGCTCTTTAATGGGGTAATACAGGTGATTGATCCACGTTGCTGTTACCTGTGAGTGTTTTATCTTGTGTTTCATGTTATTTATTTGTTTTATGTAGCACTTCAAAATCAATTTCGTGTCCTTCCCGTATCATTCTTACAAGATCGTCAAATGCTTCTTTTTCTGCTACTTTTTCCGCTTCCTCTTTGCTCCTTGCCTTTATTTCGTAGATAAAGGGGATCGCCACCTTCATTGTGTATGTTTTCATAGATATTTTTCGTACTTTTTATTATATTGTGCGGTGATCTTTTCGGCTTTTTCGTTCCATTCGTCAAGCTCGTTTATGATCTCCTCGCAGTCCATATCCTCGTCAACGTGTTTTAGGTGCATTGGATGATCTACTTCAAAAGATGGATACGTCCCGAAGTCGTGCGGATTGCTTATTTTTCGGGTCGAGCCGTCAATCTTTGAAAACTCTTGTCTCAAAAATTGTAGTGCTTCCCCTTGTTTTTCGGTTGGTGCGTCAAATGTTGTGTATGTTCCATATCTCATAGTTTTGTCGTTTTATTGTTTTGTTGTTTTCGTCTGATCGACCTTTGTATCAAGTGTATTACACTCATGTATATAAGTCAAGCGTAGAATATGGGGATAACTTTTTAGGGGTTGCTATCTTTATATAAACAAGGGATAATATAGGCATGAAGTTATTGGGGAATATTATAAAGTTATCGATTCTTTTTTTGATCGTAGTTTTCACTGGTTTTGCTTTGTTGTTTTTCACTTTGTTTTTATCGGTTGTACATATTTATGGATGATGTAAAAAAGAAAATGGGGCGTCCTCCTGTATATACTCAAGAATTGGGTGAGCTTATTTGTCGGAGGATTGCGGAAGGTGAAAGTGTTTTGAAGATTTGTAAGGATGATGATATGCCTTGTCGTAAGACTGTTACCACTTGGTTATTAGATCCTGATAAAAAGGAGTTCTTACGCAATTACGAGTCTTCTGTTAACGTTCGAACAGACAATATGTTTGACGATTTGGAAGAGATTGCGGGGAACACAAAAGGGGAAGTTCAGCGTGATAGATTGAGGACTGATGTACGCAAATGGTACTTGTCAAAAGTCATGCCTAAAAAGTATGGTGATAAGATTGACGTTACTTCTGGCAACAAACCGATCCCGATTTTGGGAGCGTTGCCTTTAGAGAAAAAGGAGGAGGAGGAGTAAATAAATGTACAACGCCACCACCGCAACGAAAAAAGTTATCGCTATGGATGAGCGTATTCGTGTCGTACAGGGCGGTACTTCCGCTTCAAAGACGATCTCCATCCTCTTGTACCTGATACACCTTGCACAAAGCGATACAACGCCAACGACAACAAGTATAGTGTCCGAGTCCTTCCCTCATTTGCGGAGGGGTTGTATTAAAGACTTCCTTTCAATCATGGAGGAACACCAGTATTACGTTGACGGAAACTGGGATAGAACAAACTTCACTTACACGTTCGAAACAAAAAGCAAGATAGAGTTTTTTAGTGTCGATCAATCCGAAAAGGTAAGGGGTGCAAGGCGTGATAGATTATTTATAAACGAAGCAAACAACGTAACCTTTTCCGCCTTCGAGGAATTGGAGGTGAGGACTAAAGAATTTATCTATATCGACTTCAATCCGACTAGCGAGTTTTGGATTTTTACTGATGTGCTTGGAGTTCGTACTGATTCGGGGCATGTCATCCTTACATACAAAGATAACGAGGCATTAGATCAGTCAATCGTTGACTCAATCGAACAAAGAAAAAATAGGCGTGGATGGTGGCAAGTGTACGGCTTGGGTCAGCTTGGCGAAGTGGAGGGCAAGATATACAAGGACTGGAAAATAATCGATTCAATCCCACATGAGGCAAAGCTCGTGCGCTATGGACTGGATTTTGGGTATACAAATGATCCCTCATCCATTGTGGCAGTCTATGAGTACAATGAAGGGCTTATTGTTGACGAAATAACGTATCAGACAGGGCTTAAAAACCGCCAGATAGCGGATGTGTTCGATACGCAAGAAAAAGCCCTTACAATCGCAGATTCAGCCGAGCCGAAGTCTATTGACGAAATAAAAGAATATGGCGTAAACATTGTGGGAGCTGTAAAAGGAAAAGGATCAGTCATGCACAGGATACAAGCGACACAAGAGAAACGTATATCTGTTACGAAAAGATCAATAAATATTATTAAGGAGTACCGAAATTATCTTTGGCAAACCGACAAGGAAGGAAAGACGATCAACGAACCCGAGCACCAATTCTCGCACAGCATGGATGCGATATCGTACGCCATAGCATCCCTCGATCCTATTCCTGAAGATCCCACGAAAAGAAGGCAACGGCACATTATTAGACAACAACGTATACAAGATGTAAAAAAAGATGTAGGATTATACAATTAATATTATGGATTCCAAAAACCCACTTGGAGTACAAATCGAAAACGAGTTGAAAGACTATTTCACAAGAGTTGTAAGAATTGGAGAGGATTGGTACTCACAGGAAAGATTGGTACGCAGGATAGGGATGTTTGAAAACAAGGTGTACCCCACAGGAAAATTTGATACGGAAGGGAACTACAAGTTTTGGTTTGATATCATTTCACCAAGAGTTTCCGCCGAAGTTAAGAACATAGACTTTGATACAAAGGATGTTTTTGTTTATTCAAACAGGGAGATTGATACGCTCCCGAACCTTGTTACCAATTTGAAAGTTGGCGAGTACATGAAGAAAACAGGGCAAGCCGAGGAGATCAATTCTTCTATTGAAGAAGGATCGGCGAGGGGAAATGTTGTTTGGAAAAAGGTAAGGGGAACGTACGAGCGTGTTGATGGGCGTAACTTTTTCGTTATAAATCAGACCGCCGAAAATCTTGATGAGTCGCCAGTAATTGAAAGGCATGAACTTTCAGCCAAGCAGTTACGAGCAAAGAAAGAGAAGTGGCAGTACATTAAAGAGGCTTTGGAGGACTGCAAGACGAATAGTTATTCCAACAGCTCGGAGGATCAAGATAATGAGTCTACTACGCCTTTTTACGAGATTTATGAGAGGAATGGAGAAGTGGCGTTGAAAGACTTGAAGGAGTGGAAGACTGAGAATGGCGTTAAGACTGATGCAGTTGCCGAAGGAGATGAAGATATTTACATACTTGCAAAGGTAATCGGCGCAGGGTTGAAACCAGACTCAAGTGGAACCGCCGAGATCAAGCACGTTTTGTTTGCCGAGGAAATGTCGAAGATGCCCTACGAGGAATATCACCGTTCTGCTTATAAAGGGAAGTGGTACAGAGAGGGCTTGTACGAGCTTCTATTCGACTTGCAGATCAGAGCTAACCAGATCGGTAATCAGATCGCACAAGGGCTTGAGTGGTCATCAAAGACCATCTTCGTAAGCCCAGACAACGTAGGAGCCGACAATGTTATTGCGGATCTTATGAACGGCGATATCGTGAAGGCAAGCACTCTTTCACAGGTGCCTGTTCGTATGCAAGGTATCGATCAGCTCATTGCAGACTGGAACCGAGTTATCAACCAAGCGAACGAGATAGCGAACTCCCAGGAGATTGTGCTTGGCATAACTCCTGCTTCGGGAACTCCGCTTGGTACTTCAAGGCTTTTGAACCAGAACGCAGGTAAGTTGTTTGACTTCATCCGAGAAAAGATTGCAATTCCTTTCGGGGCGATTTTCGAGAATTGGATCGTTCCTTCGCTCATTAAGGATATTAAGATGCAAGACGTACTGCGCCTTACGGGGGATAGCGACATGATGAACCGTTTTTACGAGCTTGTTGTTGATAGTTGGTATGTGAATAACTTGGCGGAGATTGGGGCTCATTCCGAGGAAGTTGCCGAGACAATAAAGGCAGACAAGATGGAGGAGCTTGTCGCACGACCTGAAATAATGATTGAAGGGCTAAAAGAGGTATTTCAAGACTACAAACCGTTCGTTTCAGTGGTTATTACAGGCGAAAACACCAGATTACCACAGGAAATAGAGGATTTGGCAACCTTTATCGGACTTGAAACTGATCCTATTCGGAGAAGTGCCATGATCGAGCTTGCCATGAAGAAAAAGAGCATTGACGTTGCAGGATTGCCGAAAAGCGACCCTGAACAGATACAAAATCCAACCCAACCATCACCATCTAGCCCGCCAGATATAGAAGTGGGAGCCGAAACGTAACATGAAACCAGAAGCCGACAAAAAACATTGGGATAGTATGATGGATAGCCTGAAAAATCCCGAAAGGAGAAAGGATGCAGTAAAGTTTGAGAAAAAGATGGCGAGAAAGGACATGAAAATAAGAGATACAGGATTATATGAGTAAATTGGAAGACAAAAAAAAGGAGTTACAGGTATTGACTGATTTAATTGATCTTTACGGGAGCGCGACAATGAATTTGGAGCAAGCAAAGGTCAACGCATTATTTGAAAACTTGGGCGTAGCGCATGACGAACTACTAAAGAAGATGCAACTTGAGGAAGTGGAGCTGAAAATCGATATCTTCCAAAAGGTTGTAGATTTATTAAAACCACATCATGAAAAACCTAAATAAAGAGCACATCAAGGTATTAACCGCCATTCGAAAGATTGTCGAAGCAGAGAGGTTTAAGGCGGATCAGATCAAGGGCAACACCGCGCTTCTCTACAATGGCAAGGAGCTTGGAAAAGAGTACGAAGGCGTGGCGAAACTCATGGAAGACACTGAGAAAAACATCCTTGCAGGGATACTCACAGACTTGGGATACGAACAGGGAATAAATTATGGAGTCGATCTAAAAACTGGGAAGGTTACCAAACAAGATGGATAAAGAAGCTATAAAAGCATTAAAGGAGAGCGTTCACTTCCAGGAGTTTGTGAAGTATATACGGCAACACATTGAGTCTCTTGATCGAGCTACAGATATTCAAGGCGCGTCAAACGAACAGATAGCAACAGAGGTTGTTGCAAGGGTGCGCGCCGTTGATACGTTAAAAGTCATCCTTGACCCAGTTATCGATTTTAAGGATAATAAAAATAACAAAGACGATGGTTACGTTGTCTAAAGGTCAACTCATTTAATAATTTTAATAATATGCCGAAAAGAAAAAAAGACACAACGGTAAAAGACACCAAAGCCGCCGACAAGATTCTCGAACAAAACGAAGAGAAGATTGCCGCAGAACAAAAGGCGAAAGATAATGACGCGAAAGCCAAAGCGAGGAAAGATAATCCAGGGCGCGGAGATGCGATTGTCCTAGATTCTGAGGGAAGGTATGAGCGAACATACTCAGCCGAACACAACGACCCTAAAGGGTTGAAGGGAGGCAAGGATTATAAGGAGAAGGCAGAGGGATACGCAAGAAAGATCGGAGGATCAGTCCGTAAGGGATAGATCATCGACAATTTATAAAATTCTACACTTGGAGGTGCTCTCATCATGTCCATGAATCGTTAGGTTTTGTAGAATTTTCCTATGTAAGTATTTATGGACATGGCGACAGCACTTTCAGGGTGCTGTTTTTAATACACAAAAAATAACGAGCCTATGGCTCAAAAACAAAATTATGGCAAAGCCAGAAAAAATAGAGGTTTCTCCTGAAGAAGCAAAGGCTGAAGAGGAGGGCATGAAGGAGGCAAAAGAAGACGAGATAAGAGATAAGATTGTTGATGAACTAGACCTGAATGAAGAAGATGACGCTAGTATGATCGACAAACTCGTTGCTAAAGAGGTTGATAATCGGACAAGACTCTCACAGGCGATTGGTCAGAAGATTAAACATCGGGAGCGAGCAAATGAGCTCACACCTGATCCTGAACCAGAACCCCAAGGGACTCCCGAAGAGAAGCCTGATCCTTCAGAGGAGGGGAACACACCGAAAGTCCCTTCACAAGAAGATATCGGAAAGACTGTAAATGAAGCACTCGATCAACGCGACTTAAATTCCAAGGGTTACCCCGAAGAACTACAGGAGCAGATCAAGCGCACCGCGCAGATTTCGAATATCTCTGTACAAGAAGCTCTCAAAGATCCGTATGTCGCATCTCTTATTGAGGCACACGACAAGGAGCAGAAAACGGAAGACGCATCCAACAGTCGTACGAATCAACAAAGTGGTGATACAAAATTTGACGTAAATGCTCCACCGAAAGGCTTGGACATGAACACCGAAGAAGGGCGAAAGGCGCATGACGCATGGATGAAAAAAGCCATCAAAGCGACCTCATAACTCATTCTTACTAATCTTGTATTGTCATTCATATTTTCCATAATTTTATGGCAAATACATTAACAACCGTAAACCCTGAAATCTGGGCGCGAGAAGCAGAGCGATCTTTGTTCGTAGAGAACAAGGCAATGGCTATTGCTAACATGACGCTTAGAAACCTTGTGGCTGGAGAAGGTGACCAGGTAAATCGGCAGATTCTTTCATATCCTGCTTCCTCGACTTACACTCCTGGAACAGATATCACGAATCTAAACATAACCTCCGCACAAGAAAGCCTCTCGATTGCAACTTGGTTTGCTTCGAAGGTAACGATTGATGACACTGAGAAAGTTCAGTCCATCATTCAGTTGGTACAAAACGTAACCAAGAAGATGATGAAAGACCTCAACAACCGCATCGAGCAGGTTGTTACAAACGAAACCTCAAACGCACAGTGGTCACTTGATGCCGCAAACGTAGGAGGTACCGCAGGGAGCAACATCTCAGTCAATACGGATAACATCCCGCAAATCTTTATTGCGGCTGATACCAAGCTTGACGCAACGGATGCTCCAACCGCAGGACGAACTGCTGTAATTGGTGGACATGTTCTTGGAACATTGAAGCTTCAGCAAGCCGCCCGTGGAACTGTCTTTTCAGACGGTGTAAACACGCGAGGAGTGGTAACTAGCCTCTTTGGTTGGGATATCCTCTACTCAAACAACTTGCCTTACTCAGCAACCCTGGGATTGGCAACAAACCCTACCGCAACAGACACAGTGACTATTGCAGGGGTTGCCTTCACCTTCGTTGCTACTTTGGCGACGGCTGGTGATGTTCATATCTGTTCATCTGCATCGGCAACGGTGACGAACTTTGTGAACGCACTTAATTCTCCTGCAACAGCTATTGCAGAAGCGTCTAATACTGGTTACACACCTGTATCCGCAGAAAATGCCTTCCTCTTGCGGGACAAGAGACGGCTCACAGCAACTGATAACACAACATCTATCGGTATCACAGGATACGGAGATATTGTTGTGGCAGAAACCTTCACAGATGGAACAGACGCATGGAGCGCACAGCTTCAGAAGTCTCTCTTCACTATTGCTGGTTCTGTAGACATAATCGTTCAAATCCCACCTAAGATAGAGGTGGTAAGAGACCCAGATCAATTCTCTGATATCGTAAAGTCGCTCCTCGGTTACGGTGTAAAAACCTTTGCTGACGGTGCGCGAGAGATGGTCTATGTAAAGGTTGACGCTAGCACTAGCGATTGGTCCTAACATTAACTGGTAACGGGGTAGGAATTGCCTACCCCTGCATCTCAAAAAAATGAGCAAACCAAAAATAATCTTTATATCGGCACTTGCAGTATTCCTCGTAGTTGGAGGAGTGCTACGAGCAAGTGGACAAGCTGGCGGTGGAGTTGAAAAGCTCTTTGAACACGTTGAGAACTACTACGAAGGTAGCGGCATAGGCTCTGAAGAGGGTCTTGTCGGTGGCGGAACTGGTACGACTCACAGACAGAAAGAATCCTTTGTTCAAGGACTCTTCGTTGGAACGACTCGACAGCTAAACATCGACAACACTGGAGCATTTGTAGGTCAACTTACAGTAGACAGACTACGGTTTGCTGGGGGCAATACTGCTCTTGCAACCCAAACGGGCGCAAGCAGTACACTCGCCGCTTCGGAGGCTTGTGGACTGAGTATCGCAACCTGGACACCTACGGATGGAGGAACAGCAATAACGCTTCCTAGCTACGCGGCTATGCAAGCAGATTGTATTCCCGCAGTTGGAGATCAGAGGATTCTCTTTCTTCACAACGCAGGACTTGCTTCAACCACGATTACTACTTGGACTGCTGGAGCATCTTCAACAGTCGATCATGTAAGCTCCTCCACTCTATCTGGTCAAAATCTAGCTCGATTAACATTCCTCAATACAACCGCAACAAACGGTTCGGATATGTTAAGAGTCCTAATTGAGACTGGACAGTTCTAATGTAATGCCTTCCCTCCTCCAGTTGGGGGGAGGGGATGTTGAATAAACATAATGAAAAACATAATTATCATATTTCTCGTTGGCATTATTGCGGTAGGTAGTTTGATGGTCTACATCACAAGGACAGACGAGAGTGTTCCCCAAGTTGGAGGATTCTCCACCCTTAAAGCTACTGTAACTTCAGCTAATTCTACGGTTAGTAACATCGACACACTGGTTGTGAGCCCGAATAACCTACAGTACATTTTCGCCGACAATATAGGTGGCGCAGATATCTACTGTACCTTTACCGCGACAACGACCCTCTCTTCAGGGGTTGCCGTTGGTAGTGGTCTCAGGTTTGACGCAGGGAGCGCAACTTCAACTGAGACATCTAGAGAGGTGACACAGCCAATCCTTCTTGCAAAATATATGCACTGTATAGGAGCCGCTACATCAACTCTTAGCATCCTCAAGTACTAATAATGTCATTCACAAACGAGACAAAACCTAGCTCCTCTGTCTCAGGCGAAACGAAGCCTTCAAGCTCCATTACGAATGAGACAGAGGCAGTCCGTCCCAGCGTCTTTAGCGTAGCTCGATTCGGGAAAAACAGATTCGGGCAAGGACAAGCGGGGCAGTCAACACAATTCCAAAACGAATCAAAGCCTTCATGAATATTTTAGTTTACATACTTATCGCGTCAGTAGGAGTTCTTAGTGGGGCTGGTGGATATGGATATATAGACGCACGACACGATCTCCAAAACTCGCAGGAGGAACTTCGCTTATTAAAGAGCGAGAAGGATGTCCCCGCAACATTCTCTTCAGTGGAAGGTATGCTCGGTGCCGCGACTGCCTCAAACGATTTTCCAAATACTTTAAGCAACGTCCAAGATGACGATATTATTCAGGCTGGTGACTGGAACCATATTGAATACGCCCTTGGAACAATGACTTCCGAGGTTACGACCTCAACCAATTATCTTTTAAGAAGTACATCGTCCCTTAACCCAGGGCATTTTCACAACTCAGCATCCGTGTCAGGAACACAGAGCATAGCAACGGGAGGAACGGCAACGTCATCCTATAGGTTCAGACAGGGACTCGTAACGGCGAGTGGCACAAATGCCCTTTCTTCGCTTGTAACAATGGGAGATGGGAGCCTTGCTATTGGTAATGGAAGTAGCTGGTCTGTGGGAACGCTGACCTCTGGTGCGGGAATAAATATATCAAATGCTTCTGGCTCTATAACGATTACAAACTCTGCAACCGTATCTGCTTCTAGTACGAAAATTCTTATTGCCTCAACAACGCTTTCTACGGCGACCACCTCGCTTGTAAGTCAGACGTTTACAACGACTGGATACAAGAACCTTGAGGTTGAGATATTTCTTATGAAGCAAACTACGGGAGGTGGGCATATTCTTGTATTTAACAATGCTACAGGAACACAGGAGTATGGCTGGAGATTTTCTGAGAACGGGGCGGCACAAGCCACGGGTGGAAATACTGCTGGAATAGTGTTTGCTGGCTCCGACCCAAATACATCTTCGACATTTACAAATGCAATTGTGAACCAGCACGATAGTTTTTCGCAAATTAATTTTCAGAGCGTTCAGACCGCAAGTACCACTGCATATTCTGGTGGTATTCCCGATTATATTGTTGGTGCTGGACATTGGGCAAGCACAACGCCAATAACAAGCATAGGAATTGTTGCGGGAGGAGGAGCGTCGTTTCCTCCAGGGTCATATATTAAGGTGTTTGGATTTTAATGGGAAAAATACTAGAACAACGCATAACACGGTTTGATGGAGGAATCTCTGGCGACCCAAGAGATGATAGGTTCAACGTAGGTGAGCTTTTTCTAAACAATGGGCGCACTCTTTGTCAGGGGTGCCATAAATTAACACCAAATTTTGGTATATAAAACAATAAAATGGTTTTCTATGACAGCGTAAATAAGACTGGAATAGTGTCGGATGTCTTCTTTCTTCTTTTCGGAACGTCAGATGACAGGACGGCTGATTACCCGTTGGTGGATATCGCACGAAACGTAAACAGACATTACGACAACGTAGTCACAAAGATTCTTCGAGCTGATAAGAGGTGGGAGTGGGATGATACGAATAAGACTGATCTTCCTATAGCGGGGATTGACCTTGTCGCAAGTCAGGAGGGGTACGGTGTAACTGCCGCAACCTTCTTAAAGATAAAAAGGATCGATGCAAAAGACCAAGATGGTAATGCAATTCCTCTTCGTCCATTCGACCTAGATCAGATTCCACATATAGGAGATAACGAGTTTCTAAACACAGCAGGGACACCACGCTACTACCGAATACAGGGAAGCTCAGTATTCCTCTACCCAAAGCCAAGCTATGCCTCAACAGGCGGGCTTCGAGTGTTCTACCAGAGGAACGTCACTTACTTCACAGCATCAAGCACCGACACGGTGCCAGGGTTTGCCGAGAACTTCCACAGACTTCTTTCCTTGGGCGCGGCGTATGACTATGCCATCGCAAACGGATTGAATGTGAAGGCGGCAACCTTCCAGGGAATGATGAACGAACTATTCGCCGAGATGATTGAGTTCTACGCACAACGACTAAATCAAAAAGAAAGCTTCAGCACAAGGAAGCAGGATTACGGGCAGATCGCAATGACAAACCAAGGAAACGTATCACCATATCGTAATACCAAAGGATTCTATATATAAATATGTTGCAAATCGGACCACAAAAAGCATTTCCTATCGTCTGGGTCAACTCCTGGGCTACGAATACCTCTACGCTTTATGTTCAGGCGGTTGTTCGAAACGCACTCACGAACGCAACGCTGAAAACCGTAAATCTCACAGACCAAAATGGCGACAGTAGTGTTTTCTCTGCTTCATACACAGCCCCACAGGACCCGTCACAGACGGGGACGGGGCTATATATTATTATCACGGTCACTGTCTATGACGACAGTGGGTACACAAACGCATCGAGCAACTACGCGGTAGTTACAGACCAATATCTTGTGAAGACGCTCGTAAACCCCCTCTCTTTCTTGGGAGGTGGTGGCGGAGTCATCAATGAGAAGGCAATAGAGGCTGTGGTTGCTGGTGTTGTTAAGGCGACAGAGAGCAAGAAGACGATCTTCGGAAGGGAGAAGAAGTTTCCTACTAAGAAAATCTTGAAGCATATCGACAAAAGGATTGATGGACTTCCAACTCCAGTGACGCAGGAAGTAATAAACAACCAACTCATCGACATAAACAGCATTAGCAAGGGAATCTCCTCAGTGCTAGGTGCGATCAAGGCAAAACCAGTCACAAAACAGGCAGACCTACGAGGGGTTACGTCCGACATAAAAACGCTTCAGTCAGCCGTTTTGAAGCTTGAAAAGGCTATTGAGAGAGTGGAGAAAAGAGAGTTGAAGATGCTTATGGCTCCCGAAGTTCGAGAAGCCGTAAACAAGAAAGAGGCATTTTTAGGAATGTTAAAACAAAAATATGGCATCAGTTAAAGACGACAGCTTCATAATAGAGTTTGAGAAGTTTTATCAGGGATACTCCCAGATGGCAGCTTTTAATTCCCTTACCGAGCACGGAGGAGGGGGGCAAGCGTCAGTGATGACGAATATGGATGTGCTCGCCGCCGACTACATGACTCAAGGACCAGGGCTTTCTACTCTTACAAATGGTGACCAGGACGGAGCAGTTGATGAGCTTATCAACTACATTCTCGATAAGGCAGTTTCAGACGACAAGACATACGGAATCGGACCAACAAAGCTTTTCGAAATATCAGCCGCCTCAGTAGCAAATGCTGGCGACTTCCCCCGCACGATCACGGGCGCAACAGATGGCTCAAGTGTCGCTCTCTTAAAGGGCAAGTTGTATTACTTCTTTAATAAATCTAGCAACGCAGACATAGGACAGTTCGATCTCTCATCTACTTTTGATGATAACTGGGGCTCAACCGTCCCTACGGGGGCGGCGGCACTTCAAGATGCGCCTCATCCTGTAGCAACCAAGGAAGACCTTATGGTGTTTGGAAATGGACGCTACGTTGGAACTTATACAGATGCAACGACAACACTTGCTCCTTCGAAGTTGGACTTTGGAAATGACGCGATTGTTGCAGACGTAGCATTTCAAGGCAACCAGTGGATTATCGCCGTAAACTCTGGTGTCTCTGGCACAAACAAGAACAGCTCCAACATCTTCTTATGGGGAGCAGACGCAACAAGCTCAATCCTAGATGATGAGACAGGGGCAGGACCACAGAAGATTGGCTTCATCTACCCTATCGATGGAACTATCTTTGTCGCCTACCAAGACCTTACAACTACGTCAGGGTTCAAGATTGGGTTTGTGAATGGAAGGAAGATCACGGCACTTGGATATTATGCAGGAGCACTCCCAACCTTTGCACAGAAGACAATGTTTAGAGATACCATCCTGTTCTTTGCCGCAGGTCTTACCTATTCAGCAGGAGCAATGGTGGAGAGTCTTCCACTTCAGCTCTCACAGATTGCAGACGGAGGATACGCAACAGGAGGAGCAATCGCCGCACCGTTTGGAACACCAATGGTTGCCTCGACAGATGGGGGAAGCAACCACAAGCTCGCGAATTTTGCGAACTATGGCGTGAACTGTACCTGGAAGAGTATTGTAGTCCCCACCCTACGAGGAAGGGAGCGTGGATATATTGATGAGATTATTGTGGTTACCAATGCTCTTGGAGCTGGAGCGTCTTGCGCCTTGACCGTTGAATACAACCAGGGAGTCAGCTCGTCTACCAACACCATGACAATCGCGACAACAGGCAAGACCAGGCATAAGTTCACCCCAGGAATAGGGGATGTAGAGGACTTTAGAGTTGCCCTCGATTTTTCAGGAGGTAGCACAACCAACCCTGTAAAGATTCGAAAGATAATAGTTCTAGGAAACTACAGGGAATAACATGAAAGACATCACGCCAAAAATGAAAACACAGACAAAGGAGCGAGTGCTTGGTATTCCCGTCCCCAATATGCGGTCACTCCTCGGAGGATTGAGGGGGTATGACGTGAAGAAAGCGTCCGTTGAGGGAGAGAAGCTTGCAGATGATGCTCTTGGATCAAGTCAGATTGCAGATGACGCAGTTACGACAGCAAAGATTGCAAACCTCGCAGTTACATTGGGAAAGCTTGCCTCGATAGTTGCCCCAACCCGTGTTGTTAAATATTCAGGAGTAGTAACTTGGACTGGTAGTGGCACTAGCTTTGCCCCGACAGTTAGCGGAGTCTTATCAACTGATATCGTAATGGCGAACATAGTCGTTAAGCCTACGCAAGCAGCGTATCTTGTAAGCACAGCACCAACGGCTAATACGATTACGTTTGTGTTGAGCGAAGCAAATACAAGCAATGACGCGCAAATAGCTTATACGGTTTTTAGAGCAACAAGTTAAAATAATATAGAATACATATATGGCACAAACATTTTTTTCAGGTCTGTCGAATAAACAAATACTAAAGACGATTGCAGAGAATCCAACGAGTGCTTTCGGTCAAGTTGAACGCTCCATTGAAGCCTTTGGACAATCTCGTGATCCAAGTGATCTCTCTAATGCAATTCAAGGGTTTAAGAGAGTAGAAGCGGGTCTTAGAGGAAGAGGCATAAACCCAGCCGACGTACCTCAGATTGCCAGCTTTAGAAGTAGAATCGGCGGATTACCCGATCCATTCAAGTTTTCAAATGCACAGGCAACAGGCGCACCATCAAGACCTACTGGCACTGTCCCTCGTGCAACCATTTTTCAAAGAGAAGGGTTTGGTGATTTTGGTGATCCAGTAGATGTTCGACCCGAAGCAGGACCCGAAGAGTTTGGTTCTGCTCTTACAAGACGATTTGGCTCAATCTCAAATATCCCTGGGGTTATTTCCGCAGGAGATATCAATGCAAACATCCAGGCACCAGACTTACCTGATCCACAATCATTAGCAATAAATGAGTCTCTTTTGAATACTTCGGCGCAGAACCTTGCGTCTGCATCAAGTGCTTTCGAAAAAACAAGTCAGGCAGAACTAAAACGTCTTAAAGAAGAAGAGGTTGCTACAGATAAAACCTTGGGTGAATTTGAAACGCTCCAACAGGAAAATCTTATAGGGAATATTCGTGAACGCTCACAGCCCTTTAGACAGAAACTAATAGAAAACGAGCGACAACGACTTTCTGTAGAGGCAAACTTTGCGGCAAACCAACAACTTACAAGTGAGCTTGGAACCTTACTTACTGAGGGAAATGATTTGATCGCACAACAGAAGGGAGTCACAGGGCTCGCCTCAATTCGAAATCCTCGTATCGCAAAAACAATCCAAGATGTACAAGCTCGCGCAGGTGTTATTCAGGCTGTGATGGCGGCACGAAATAACCAGATCACAATGGCAGAGAGGCTTATTGATAATACGGTAGCCGCCGTAAATGCCGACAGAGTTGATGCCCTGAACTACTATGGAGCACTCAATGACTTCTACGAGAAGAATATCGTCAGCATTACTAAGGAGAAGAAGGCATTTGTAGATGCACAAATTGATCTTAATAACGCTGAGATAGAGAGTAGTAGAGAGACTGCCGACAATATTAAGGAGGCAATGATTGATCCTGATACTGCTGGAGCCTATGCGGAGGCTGGGATTACGCTGAATGACACAGTAGAGGAGATAAACGAAAAGCTTGCCAGGCATTTCCCACGGGGGATACCAGGAAAGGGGGATGCAGATGACCCAGATGTGATCTTTACAGAGAAAACTCTCACGCCAGAATTGAGAACAAGCATTATTGAAACCCTTACAGAGGCGGCAAATGCTGAGCCTCCAGTTGAAATAACTATTAGTGAGCTTATGCAAACATACCCAAATGTAGCAAGAGAGGCATTGGAGAACTTTCAAAGGCTTGATTACACAAGGATAGGAGCCGAGGAAGAGGAGGATGGAGGACCAGGACCCATTAAGAGGGCGGTAGACTTCTTGGCAAGAGGAGCAAAGTTCGGCGCAAAATCATTCATTAAACAGAAAACAGCACCAGCAAGGACATTCCTAGACGCACTTAATAAATAACACATGGCAAGCAGACTATCACAAATACAGGCTCGCAGAGAAAAGTCTGATGTGGTAACGGCTTCTCCAACCAGTACAGGAAGTAGGTTCAATCAAATATTAGAGAGAAGACAACAACCGACACAAGAACTTCCAGTAGAAGGGGAACCAACCGCACCAACAGGAAAAGAGCAGGGCATCTTTGGCTCTTTTGTGTCGGGCGTACGAGTTGGAATACCACAGGCGGCGTCTGCCATAAAAAGCACTGGTGCGTTGTTTTTAACTACTCAGCAACGCAAGAATAAGGAGGCAAGAGAAAGACGTGAAGCTCGCGGACTGCCACTTACTCCTTTAATGGAGAGGCAGAAAAAGGCTGAGTTGACCAAGGAAGAAGGTGGTTTCGGTGGCAAGACTCCACAGGAAATATCTAAACAGCTTCAGGTAAGCTCACATGAAAGCCTCGCAAAGGCAGATGAGATTATTCTTAAAAACTTTCCAATAGACGACCAGAGAAAGTTTACCGAAAAAATACGCGATCCAAATTGGATTGCACAAGGAATAGGAATGAACGCCCCAAATCTTCTTGCCAGCCTTGGTATGGGTGCAGTTGCTACTGCTGTTACAGGAGGAAACGTCCCCGCAGGACTTGTGGCGGCATTTGGAACGACATTTACACTTGAGGCTGGAGCAGTCTACAGCGAAGCTCTTTCTCTTGGGGCAGATGAGCAAACTGCGGCTAATGCAGCGTTCTTGACTGGGACCGCAAATGGAATGCTCGACATTATTCCTATTGGTAACTTTCTTACAAAATCTCCCGTAGGAAGTGCCTTGAGGAGAAATATTCTTTCAAAAGTATTAAAAGATATTCTTCTTCAGGGAGGGCTTGAGGCAGGTACGGAATCTATGCAGGAGATTGTCGCAAATGCAATCGGTAAAACCTATGACGAGAATAGAGAGTTGTTTCAGGGAGTTGATGAGGCTGCCTTCTTTGGTGGAATCCTTGGACTAGGTACTTCTCTTCCAGGTGCTACGGGTGATGTTGTAAGTGACGCAAGAAGGCGGTCCGAAAAGAGGGCAGCAGACGCAAAAATAGCCGAAGAGGACGCTGATATTGATACAGATGCTGAAGCAGACCTACAGAAAAACATTAAATTCCATAAGGAGCAGGGAGGGTTTTCAGTGGGAACCGAAACAGAGAGCGCACCGCTTCGAGACATAAATACAGCGATTGAAACTACGGAAGGAAAAGCTGTTGCGGATAGAGACATTCAACGAGCAATAGAGGGGGGAGATATTAAAGTTGGGGAGGACGGGAAGATTACTCTCTTCAGGGCTGGCGAGGTTGGAGATGCAAACGTCCTTACGAGCACAACATTTGATGAGAGCGTCGCAAAGCAATTTCAGGAAGAGGCGAAGTTGCGCGGTCAGGATATCCCATTGCAGAAGTTTTCTGTTTCCCCAGAGGACGTATCAGTGTTTATCGGTGGTGCTGAGTCAGAGGTTTTGATACGAGGAAGCGTAGTAAAGCCAACTCCAACACCAACTCAGGCAGAAGTAAAACCCAAGAAGCAAGTCGTCACCGTCCCAAGATCACAGCTTCCTATAAAAGACGCGAAAGCAAAGAAGGGGGTTAGTAGGTTGGAGGCGAGGATTAAAGGAATCGTGAACCTGGATAATGTTGAGAAGGCAAAGATAGAGGCGGAGGAGAAGGGTCTCGATATTACTATCTTCGACAAAATCAGCAAGCCAGACCAGATAAGGAAGGCATCGGAATATGTGCATGGCGCATCGGATCAGGACATCATAGACATTATAAAGGGGGACAAGGAACCACCAAGGGGAATCTTAGGAAACTCAGTTCTTATCGCGGCAATAGAAAAGGCTAAACTAGATAAGAATACTGGTCTTGCGGCAAAAATTGGCTCCCTCAAGGCAACAAGGCTTGGTCAGGAGATTGGTATTTTAAGTGAGATCGACAAGCTTGATGCCGTAAGCGCGATAGAAACTATCGTCCGAGCAAGAGCCGAGCGTGTAAAAAAGAGTCTGAAGGGCGGGGAGAGCATCCGAACACAGACTGCTTCTACGAAAACTAGCATTGATAAGGCGGAGAAGGCTGGTCGTCTCAAAATCGCCGAAGCAAAAAAAATATTAAACGAGATCGTCTGCGACTAATATGGCAACCTGTTTACCAAAAGAAAATAGACAAAACCTACTTGAAGCCCTCCAAAAGGGGAGGATTTCGATCGAGGGGCTTTACGACATGACGAGCGAACAGCGCAGAGCAAAGCTTGAAGGTTTTGTGGGGAAAGAAAATGCAGTCTTCGTAAATGGAAAGTTCGAACAAGCTATGGTTTCGAATCAGAAAAAAGCCTTCGCCAACTGGATTGAGCGCACTGTGTCCCGAAAGAATCCCGTTCGAAGAGATATGCTGAAGAAAGTTGAGCGCGTAAAGAAAGTTCTATCTCCACAGGAAAGAGTTGGTTTCTTAGAGGATTTGGCGGAATTGAAGCTCGGACTACAGGTATCAGAAGAGGAAGCTGGATTTCTATTAAAGACAAAAGAGAAGATTGATGAGTTGAAGGCAAAGATTCCTGAGAACTCACCTATTCGAAGTGTGGCAAGACTTCAATATGGATTGGCGGTTGCAAGGTTTAAGGCTTTTGTCGGGACAAGAAAACTTGCGGCAGAAACTATTACTCCAAGAGAGCGACTAAGGTTAAAGAGTTTCGGCAAAAACCTAGTAGATTTTGGAGGCTTCACAAAAGCACTATTGGCATCGCTTGATAACAGCTTTCTTGGAAGGCAGGGCTTGAAAGTATTGATTACGGGACATCCTAAAATATGGGGACGAGCCGCAGTCAATAGCTTCAAGGATTTTGGAAGTGAGCTTGTTAAGAAGGGTACTAGAACTGGATTCTTGGTAAATAGGGATGACGCGATCATGCAGGGAATACAGGCAGACATCCTTTCTCGACCAAATGCCCTTAATGGAAAGTACAACGCCGCAAAGAATGGATATGGTCTTGGAGTGCTAAAAGAGGAGGAGTTTCCAAGCTCCCTACCACAGAGGGTCCCTATTCTTGGGAGGTTCTTTAAGGCATCCGAGACTGCATTTGCTGGGTCTGCACTTCGCATGAGGGCTGATCTTGCCGATGCCGTTATTACGGCGGCAGAAAAAGGTGGCGTTGATATGCTCAATGAGACAGAGGCTTCGGCGCACGGTAGGATCGTATCTTCAATGACTGGGCGCGGAGAACTAGGAAAAGCTGAGCCAGCAGGAAGATTTCTTAATGTAGCGTTCTTCTCTGTAAGGTTTTTAGCATCTAACATCGATACACTTACTGCTCACAGTTTTAATAAAAACATTACTCCCTCGGCAAGAAAGCTTGCGGCAAAAAACTTGATGAAAATAGTGACAAGCATTATGTCCATACTCGTTTTTGCGAACCTTCTTGATGAAGATAGTGCCGAGCTTGATCCCCGAAGTGCGAAGTTTGGACAAATCTGTGTAGGGAAGGATCACAATAAATGTTTTGATGTCACTGGCGGCATGAGGGGACTGGTAATACTCGGAGCGCGGGTGCTTCCAACAAAGCATAAAGGAGAATGGGGATGGTGGAGCAAGAGTTCTACTACTGGAAAATTTATACGAAAGAATCAGGGAAACTTTGGAGAGCAAACTGTATTGGATGTGCTTGAGAGCTTTATAGAGGGAAAATTCTCACCGATGCTTTCAGTGGTTAGAGATGTGGCTCGCGGTGAACACTTTGGAGGCGACAAGCCTACCGTACTCAGCTCTGCAAAGGGGTTGGTTGTCCCAATATCAGCACAAAATCTTATGGAAGAAATTGAAAAGGGCAACGATGATGTTTTGCTTTCAATGGTTATGGAGGGTCTTGGCTTCGGATCAACCGACTTCGCCTTCAGGGGGACAAGCAAGAAGTGGAAGAAGCTAAAAGAGAAGAAGGGCAATAGGACATATAATGATTCTCTTCGCACTCTTCGAACTAAGTTTAATAAGAAGAAAAAGAAGCTTGAAAAAACAAGACGTTGGAAAAACATGGACAATGAGGAGCAAAACAAGGCACTTGATAAGATCAAACGAGATGAAGAAAAGCGCATATTTGCTAGGCATAACATCAAATTATGAGATTTTTCAACGAACATAAAAGCAAACTAGCCATCTTCCTTATTGGAATGTTCTTCTACAGTTCTGCCCTCGCACAGACTGGCTTCCTTTTGCCACAGTGGAAACTTCAAGGAACGACAGTTGTACCGCGAAATGCGAGTAGTTCTGTTCGTATTGATTCTCTAGGATCGGCAGGAAACCCATGTCTTACCGTAAGCGCGACAGGAACGATAGCCACTTCTTCTTGTGGAACGAGTATCACATCAACATCCTCTCTTGAGGTTTTGAGTGTTTCTTCCACCAATTCCTTCTCCATAAATTCCACAACCACAAACCTTGCAGTTACAGGATTGACGGCAGATAGACTCATCCGAACTATCACTGGAGGCATATTACAAGCTGTGGCTACCCTCACGGACTGGATTACAGGTGGAACGGGCATCAGGGTAGATGATGACGGAGATGGCACAGTAACCATCGTGAACGAGGGCGTAACTTCTATTGTGGCTGGTGCGAATATATCTATTGACCAAGGCACCAGTACAGTAACCATCACGGGGACAGCAAGTGGAGGTGGAGATAACTCGCAAGCCTTAGACGCTACCTCTTCACCGACATTTGTGACGCAGACTCTTACAGGGGCATCTGGCGGGTTCTTAAAAACAAACTCGGCTGGTCTTATTGGCACTAGCACCATAGCTCTGTACCCAGATGTGGAACTCGTATCAAGCTCGGCAGTATCTGCGAACCTTCACGATGTCCTTAAATGGAATGGTAGCCAGTGGGTAGCGGTGCCAGAGGGTACGGTGTTCTCATTCTCAATCGCCTCCTTCACAGATAACAACAGCTCGCCCCAAGAGATTGGTACGGGACAGTGGGAAGCCATTGGAGGCATTTCATTCTCGGCAACATATAACAACGGACCAGCCACAACCTGTAATGTAACCATGTCTGGCGCAGGAAACTCATGGACAAACAAACTTGCTCTTACAAATGGGTGTCTTGGCGCAACTACAAACACAGAAGCAGTTACGCATCGAAGTTCTGTGGGAAGTATTACATGGACACTCACTGCTACAACTACGGCAGAGTCAGACACACAAAATGTTTCTGTGTCATTCCAAAATAGAAGGCATTGGGGCGTAACAACTAAGACAAGTGGATATACTTCGGCAGACATCGGAGGCTTTGATAGCAACCAACTCTCTAACTCAAGGGCTAAGACTTTCACTGTAACAGCAGGGGCAGGAGAATACATTGTATATTCATATAGAACAGCCCTTGGAACAGCAACGTTTACAGTTGGAGGATTTGAGGGTGGGTTCCAGGCACCAGAAACAGTATCACGAACTAATGACAGTGGTTTTGTCGAAAACTTTTATGTCTATAGGTCAACTAACGCCAATCTTGGTACGGTTGAAGTTGTAGTAAGCTAATATGAAAAAAATACTTACACTCTTAATAATACTCTTGCTCGGATGGCAGAACGTGACTTACGCCCAGGTTGGCAAGATTCCTCTCATTGCGGAGATTGTACCGAGCAACTTTGGATTTACAGACCTTGTAGATGCTTCGTATATCTTTGGAAATGGTGGTACGTCCACAATTCGATTAGCGGCAATAGGAACATCAAGTATTTATCAGCATCTTTCAGCAGGAGGGGGGCTTACGTTTAGTGCTGGAACTTACACTCTCAACATGGCAGGGGGTACTTGTGGGGGCACAAACAAGATATCGTCTATCTCTGCTACGGGTACGATTATCTGTACCGCAGACCAGGGTGGAGGAGGGGGAGGTTCGGCAACTACAACCATCACAGATACCAACACCACTAGCTCTGTAATTGCCTACACCTTCTTATCTTCCTCTACGGGGTTCACAGTGGGGGTACAAACTGGTGGAGCTATTACATGGGGACTATCACCTGGCTATGAGCTGGTGCTTAACGCATCTAGCGCACAGTGGTCAGCATTTGAGTCTGCACCATCTTCACGAATAACAGCAGGGACTAACCTCTCATGGAGTGCAAACACCCTAAACAACGACATCACCTTCCCTATAGGGATTGCTTCGACTACAGGAATACAGAACATAATCACATTCCCCCTACCATTCGCATCATCAACTCATGTGGGTATTTTAGGGGGGAGTGCGATTCAGGTATCTACAACTGGCAACACCTCAACGATTATAAACGAAGGTGTAACTTCCCTTGTGGCTGGAGATGGAATGTCAGTAGACACCGCCACTGGTACGGTAACTGCAACATTAAGCATGGCGGGCATTACCTGTACTGGTAACGATAAGGTATCTCAAATAAACGCAAGCGGTACTGCTGTGTGTACGCCAGATATTCATGGGTCAGGAACATTCACCACGTCTGGCGTGTCAGGGCTCTCAATCGCTTCATCCTCTGGCACGTGGACATGGAGTCAATCAACATCCTCTAGGGCGTTGCCTGGATTCCTTTCTGCCGCAGACTACCTAACTTTCGATTCCAAGATAACGACAACCTCTCTATCTGCTACTGCTCCAATCATATACAACAATACAACTGGCTTATTCTCCTTAGGAATAGACGCTGTTTCTTCAACGAGAGCGATAAACACCACAAATGGAATTGCAGGGGGAGGAGACCTATCAGCAGATAGAACACTTTATCATGCGCTAACATTCACCACGTCAGGGGCATCTGGCATCTCAATAGCATCATCATCTGCAACATGGACATTCAGCCAGGCAACTTCAACCGCCGCAGTAAGCGGGTATCTCTCATCTGCCGACTTCGCAACTTTCAATTCAAAGATAACAACATCTTCCCTATCTGGTACCGCACCAATCTTTTTTAATGCTGTAACTGGCGAGATTAGCCTTGGAATAGACGCGGTGTCTTCCACAAGGCAAGTAATAGCGGGCTCAGGACTTAGAGGAGGAGGGGCATTGTCTAGTGATGTAACCCTAGTAAACGAGGGTGTTGTAAGCCTTCAGGGGACAGCCAACGAAACCGAGGTGAACGTAGCAACTGGTACGGTAACTCTCGGCATAGTAGATAACCCTCATTTCCCTCAAGGGCTTACTGCCAGTAGCGCAAGCCACTTCGATTCTATCTTCGCTGGCTCTCTTGCTGTAACCCTGGAAGTAACAACAACCCTTGCTGTAGCGGATGTAACTGTATCAGATACACTCACTTTGAATGACACAATTCCCACTAAACTCTTAAAAACAAATGCAAACAAAGTAGTAACCTCAACCAACATCACACCCTACCTCGCAGGAACGTCTAACCAGATTACCGTAACTGATGACGGAGATGGTTCGGCAACCCTCTCTACCCCACAGGACATACACACAGGAGCCTCAAACTTCACTGTAGCGGGAGCATCTACTACAAACCTATCCATTACAGGGCTTACAGCAGGTTCTGTGCCATTCATCACAACTAGCGGAGTGGTTACACAAGATAACGCTCACTTCTTTTGGGATACGTCAGGAGAACACCTTATTTTGAAGACAACCTCATCTGCATTTATCGACCCATCGGGAACTCTTAATGTTGCGGCGGGAGGAACCGCCATAGACGTAGATGGAAATATTGGCATCTTCGATAGAGATGGAAACAGTTATTTTATTATTACTTCAAATAATGATGATGCAGGGGGTAACGATGCAAGGGTTATCTTTAGGGACAGCTCACTATCAAACAACTTCCTCATGGGTCAGTCGCAGGATGGTGGAGATTTTAGGCTTCATTCCATAGGAAATGGAAATGATGATTTTACGGTTTCAAGCTCTACGGGACACGTTGGAATAAATACTCTTCCTACAGGGATTCAACTTGAGGTAAACGGAAGCTCAACCATAAATAATGACTTGGTTGTTTTGGGTGCTACCTCAATAGGAACAACAACACAGGCAGATACGCTTACTATTGCTGGCGGTGGGGTGTTAATAGATTTTACAGAGACATATAAATCTTATGACTCTGGTGGAACTGCACGAAACCTACTCTTTAAGGGTGGGGACGACCAGACTGTGCTTGGAACATCTGCAAATGAGGACATAGCGTTTCAAGACAGTGCGGACGTAAATATGACGATTGTTGGGGCTACGGGATTTGTGGGTATAGGAACCACAACCCCAGAAGACGTACTCGTCTTAGCCACTGGTTCAGTTTTACTTGCCAACAACAAAGCATATAAGGGCTACGACACAAGCGGAACTCCACGAAACCTTATAAGGGTAAGCGATTCAGACGAAACACAGATTTCTGTCAAAAGTAGTGGAGATATAATTTTCACGGATGCTTCTGATATAAATATGTTTATTGATGGCTCGATTGGAGATATTGGTATAGGCACCACAACTCCACAGGCAAGGCTTCACATTACTGAGACTGGTTCTACAAATGCGCTTCTTGTAGAAGATGAAACATCTGATGCTTCCCCACTTGTTATTGATGCGAGTGGAAACGTAGGCATCGGAACTGCCACGCCAGCAACAAAACTTGATATAGACACTGGCTCAAATGTAGATGGCTTGCGACTTAGAGGAACAGCAGAACAGACCGAGATTGCAGATATTTTTGTAGGGGCAAATGGAAAACTTGCACTAAGTACTCGCGCTGGGGGTGGTAGTTCAGGATATGTAGAAGTACAACCAGAAGATAATAACTTTGGGCTCCTTATTATGGAGAGCGATGGGGGAGCGGCGGCTTACGCAAACATTTATGTAACTGATGCCACGCCAGATAGAATGTCAATTACTGTTGGTAGCGCAGAAGACGGAGATGCCCTAATAATAACGGCAGACAATGAAGTTGGAATAGGAGACGCAACCCCCGACTTTGCCCTTGAGGTTGAAGCATCCTCAACAGATGGATACTTCGGAGTCTCAGAGAATGGAAATGGGGACATATTTACCATAGATGATAATGCTAATGTTGGGATAGGAGACGCAACCCCTTCTTTCACCCTCCAAGTTGGAGATCCCCTTAGTGTAAAGGATGCAACAGTAGCCATAGCAAAAACTGGAGCGGCAAGTGCAACCCTAGCATTTGTCAGGGGAGTGAATGAGATAGTTGATGCCTTCATTTCCCTTGATAACCAAGAGGAATTAAATATTGTATCTGCTCTTGCCAATGAAGATATTAACTTCATCGTAAATGATGGGGGGGTGCAGACTGTGGTAATGACAATAGAAGGCTCTGCCTCTGCTGTTGGAATAGGAGACCAAACACCAAACTACGGACTTGATGTGGTGGCAGACGTAAACTCGGATGACTGCTACAGAGAAGCTGGTGTTCAGGTTGCAGGAACATGTACGTCAGACATCCGCCTCAAGAAAAACATTAATACCCTTACAGGAAGTCTCGACAAGATATTGAACTTGCGACCCATAGAGTTTGAGTGGAAAGAGGGTATTGGAGATTTAAACGGACCAACAGGAACGATACGATACATTGAAGGCAGACAAGTTGGGCTTATCGCTCAAGAGGTGGAGGAGGTGCTTCCACATCTTGTACAAGAAAAGAACGACTACCTCTCAATCTCGTATAACCTCGAGATGCAGATGATGCTTATAGACGCTGTGCAAGAACAGCAGGAGCAGATTGAGGCAATGCAAAAAGAAATCACTCGTCTCAAAAGAAACCAAGGAGTAATAACTCAAATATTATTAAAGATTAAAAACTACCTCTTATGAAATACCTAGCACTCATATTCCTATTCCCTATTGTGGTATCTGCACGGGTCATTTCCAGGCAGGATTACCAGATAGACTCCTTCCAAAGCTACTACCTAAATAGCAACCAAAAGGGGCTTAAAGTGGGAAATATCATCAAGAACGCCACCCTCAAGGAGAAGAACGATGCGCTGTCTGGCTACGCTTATGCAGATGTTAAGGCCGAACTTGTCCACATGGTAGATGAGATGCTTTTCAAGGGTAGGATACCCACCTATGCGAGCTTTTTGGTATACGCAGACATGGTTAAGAGGGAGGGTAAGGAATGCAAGGCTACTCCATATTATGTAAATTTGAGAGGTGTCAGCCCCAGAGATATTCTTATTTGGTACAATGGTTATATACATGACAACTGCTTATGAGCGCTGGAATAATAAAAACATTCTTATCAGGGCTAACTCACAAGGATAAGATTGTCTTAGTGACCAGCGTGGGGAGCTTCTTTATTGCTATTGCACTTATCTTTGTGCAGAGCAATGAGAGAAAAACATGGTTCAGGTCAAATGAAAGGGTGACTACAGAATTTAGCGATACTACAAAGCTGTTTGTGGAAGCGACTCTTATGAGTAGCAGGGGGACATACACAACAAGCCCAAGACAGTCGGTAGTATCAGCATCATCATCTCATGCCACAGACTAACATCAATAGATAAATCCTTAATTTATATAAGAGCAAGAATCAATGAAAAATCTTAAAAACTTCGGACTAGACCTAAAATTAGAAGAAGAACACCAGTCGGATGATGACTGGAGCTTTGGTGCGGCTTCCCTGCCCTGCCTTGCGGAGATGTCGAAAGAAGACAAAGACAAGTACCGCCCCGCAGGTGAGCTTCAGGAAACCCCGAAGGGCGATATGATGGATTGCGCCTCACGATCTGTAAACAATATTGTTGAGACAAAGTTTAACTACGTCTATAGCAAGAAGATAATTGGTGAGGAGAACAGAAAGTGGCTTGAGAAGAATGGATATGTCCAAGACGGCAAGATCACCTTCTCAGATGCCTTCGTAGCCATAAATTCGGGTACTACGAGGCGCGGAAACTCGCTCAAGGCACCGATTGAGGCGATCCGAAAGAAGGGCTTGATACCAAAACATCTCATGCCCCTGGAGCAATGGATGGCGTGGGAGGACTATCACAACCCGCGAAGAATCACCAGCAAGCTTCGAAAACTTGGTAGGGAGTTCTCAAAACGATTCACCATCAACTACGACAAGGTGATGGTGGAGCAGTTCGATCACGTTAATTTGAAGAATTTTATTGATGTCGGAGGACACGCATGGTCTGTACCTGTGGATGGCGTATACCCAAGAACTGAGGATCCGTTCAATCACGCTTTTGTACTGTGGCACAAGCCTAATTACCAGGCTTTCGACAATTACCCCAATTCTTATGATGGGTCTTTCATGAAGAATCTTGCGCCC